CCGGAAGCCACGCCGTCGCGACTATAACCTTCGCTCCCGACCCCGCGCAGGATTTGGTTACACTGATAGCGGTTAGGCCCAATAAGCGTGAGATTGGCCGCTTGAAGAATATCCCAGCCCTGCGGGGTTTCAACCGCAAAGCGATTAGCCCCCGCCAGAACAGCATCTTCCGATTGACTACTCAGACCGCCGCCCGCCATCAGAATCTCAAAGCCGGAGGCCCGGTCAAAATAAGCGGTTGGCCCGGGCGGAATATCGGTCAGCAAGGCTCCTAAGCGCAAAGGTTGAAACACTTCGGCACTTTCTCCAGCGCTTTCTATCACCGTATCACTAAACGGGTCCAGCAAAGCACCGACCGCCCAAGCCGTGAAGGGCGCGGGGAGGTCGAGCGCAATCGGTACCGGGCGTCCGGGATAGACAATCGGCGCGGTCACGTCGGGCGTTCCGCCGCGATTGGCCGAGACGGGATTATCCGTGTCCCGACGCGCGACGACGGCTTGCCCGTCCAGTGTCTCAATCCGCCAGATACCGTCAGTTTCGGGCAGGCTCACGCGGTCGCCGACTTCTAAACTTAGGTTTTGCGGCGAAAGCGAAAACCGCACGCTCTCGCTTTGGGTTTCTATCCGCTCCATCAGCGTATCGCAAAGATAATTAGCAAAGCTCCGGTCCATCACGACAGGCGCATTTATATCCAATATGCGTTCCGTCTCTGCCGCGCGGTCACGCGCAGACGCTAATCCGAGCTGATACGCCGCGCCCGCATCGATAAAGTGCAGCCGAACATCGCGCAGAGTTTCATTCGGGTCAAGGTGAACCTGCGTGATCGGCCCGTCGATTTGATCAATCAAATCATGCGCCGTGAGCGGATAGACCGACCCTTGTCCTAGGGAGAAGAAAGCTACGTTTCCCGCCCGTTCAGTCAGGCTAAACCCGTATAGTTCACTCAGGGTCGAGATCGCCGCACGCGCGCTCATTGGACGGTCGAGATGATAGCCTTGGATGAGACCGTTTAATCCACTTGTGTCGATTTCAGTTAAACCGCTCTGCGCCGCAATATCCCGGACAATATCGGTCAAAGGCACAATGCCTAAACGCCCGGAAAGCCAATGTCCTCTTTGCCAATTCCCACCGTCAGACCACACATCCTCGCGGGCTGGGAAATCGGGAAAGGGCCGCGCGTCCCACGTCCACACACTCATTCGGTCTGTTTCAATCATCCGACCCGCATATTCAGTCGAGACAGGATTATTTGTCGCGTCGTCCCAATAGGAAATCAGTACCTCAAGATAGCGCCGCTGAATCAAATCATCCCGCGCGCCATTGGAAAAATAAGGGAGCTGGCTTTCACTGCTTTTGGCGTCAAAAAATACATTGGGTTGGTTGGCGCCGAAATGCACGGCCGGACAACCGATTTCCGTGAAGACAATCGGTTTGGATTGCGGTTGCCATGCGGTCGGCTCTGACACTTTGACTCCTCCCACTCGGTCATAATGCGGCTCTGACCACCAATTCCGCAGGTCTTTATAGCGAAAGACCCAAGGCTTTCCGGTCCCACCATCGGTAATGGGGGAGCGTGTTTGCGCGTCACGGTCAGATTGAGAGGCGTAGAAATAGTCATAGCCTTCACCGCCTTCGATTTGACTTTGAAGATAATTTATATCGTAAATATCATCCGCTAAGGCCTCATCCAGATGCGCCCCCTCCCGCCAATCGGAGAGCGGGAAATAGGCGTTTATCCCAACAGCAGACATATCCGAATTGGCCCAAAGCGGGTCGAGGTGGAAGCTGACATCGCCGCTCCCGTCTTGGGGATGGTGACCGAAATATTCTGTCCAGTCGGCGGCGTAAGTGAGCCTTGTTTGCGCGCCGAGGTTAGCGCGCACATCTGCCGCTAAGTCTACCAATTTCACGACGGCGGGATAGGTTGATTTTCCGCTCACTCGAACACCCCGTAAGGTTGTCAAACCTCGCATTTCAGAACCAAGAATGAACCCGTCCACCCCGCCTGCGGACTGTGCGAGCCTCGCATAATGAAGCACGAAATTGCGATAACCGTTTGTCCTTTCAAAAAATTGCCCGACCTGTCCGTCAATCCCCGCATGCCCGTCCGTTCCGTCACTTGAACCAATCCGCCCGCGCCACGGAAATGGGCTCGGCCCGTACGGAATGTCCATAAGGAGGAAAGGATAAAGCGTGACGTTGAAACCGCGTTGTTTCAGCGCTTGGATCGCTTGCATAATAGACGCATCTGACGGCGTTCCGCCGAAATTGGGTCGCCCTTCTGCGTCTGACGACACCAGATAGGCCTGCCCGCGTGTGTCCGTTCCGACCTGCCACTGTCCATTCGGAATAATACGGTCGCGCCGTTCTACCCCCGGCCTGATTACGCAGTCTCCGCAGTGTAAATCCGTCCCGAACCACGCCGTAATAATCGACACATGACGGCAATTTGGGAGCTGGTCTTCGAGTTGGTCTAGTGCGAGCAAGATATCCGCCTGTCCCGATAGATTATTCATATTGATGGGACGGGTCACACCCGGTTCAGGCGTTTCCTCGATAATCTGTGTGGCATAGGTAAACTCCCCAGACCCGGGCAAGAGATTGACGGATTTGACAAGGGATTCGATTTTGGCCCCTTGCCCGTGTGAGGGCGGCACCCGAATGACTTCGGCGTTGATTTGCGGCAGGCGCGCCCCGAACCCGTCAAGCGGGAAATCCTCGAAAACGATATAGGCCGTATTGCGAAAAGCGGGGACATTTCCGCCTTCAATCGCGCTGATGATCGGGTCGGGCATTTGATCCGCCGTGCCTTTATAGACCCGCAGCGTCACCCCTGCCGTCGGCAAAGGTTCGCCGTTCGCCCAGAGACGGTCCACGCCAAGAATTTTCCCTTCGCAGAGGCCAATCGCAAAACTCATCGAATAGCTATAATTGGTTTGCGTTGGGCCTCCGCCCTTGCCGCTCTGCACCTCTTCTTCGAATCGGTTTTCCTTTAGCCGTGACGCCCAAATGACCTGCCCTGCCAGTCTAACCCGCCCGTAAATCCGTGACATGGGGGCGCCGTCCCGCGATGTCTGGACATGAAGGCTCTCCAGCCTTGGTCCTTCAAAGACGCGATTATCAAAAATATTGGAAATTGCGCGATTGGCTGTGGACAGGGCGAAAGCGGTGGCCGCTTGTGTGGCGGTATTGGCCGCAATATTGGCGGCGGTGACAGCGAGTGTGCTCATTTTAGCACTCCTTTTTCAGGAAATCGGAAACTATGGACCCATCGGCGGCGCCAATAGGGCACGAAATAGCTCTCCACCACGGCCCGCCCCCAATAGGTATGGGTCAGGATGTTCGGGGCGGAAAGGATGGCGATATGTTTGCAGGGCGCGTCAGGGCTCATGCGAAAGAGGAGCGCGTCGCCCGGTTTAGCTTCCGCATTTGGAATTTCTTCGAGCCAGTTCCGTGCCGCGTTCCGCAACGTCTCTTCCCCGTATTGTTCGGCCCAATCTGGGGTATAAGGCGGCGGGGCCACAGGCTCGGCCCCATAGAGGTGCCGATAAATTCCGCGAATGAGACCGAGACAATCACTTCCCGAGCCGCATTTGCTCGCTTGGTGCTGATAGGGCGTGTCGAGCCAGCGTCGCGCCTCTGTGAGGACGCGGCTTTGAATATCGCTCATTTATAACGCGAGCCACCGTCTTTGCGGGTGCCTTCTTTCGGGCCGGAATAAAGACCGTCATCGCCAAGCAAAAAGGGAAAGCCGCGAAAGTTCACAATGTTATTAAATTGATTACGGCAAGCCTCAGATGTTTTAGGGCAGACCGTTCCTTCGGGAAATTGAGAAGCCTCTACACCGCATCGCGCGTCCCCAAATACCGCATCGCATTTTTTGGAAAACACGCGGCCTGTGGATTGGTCGAGCTTATGGGACAGACCCAGCCAGTCAATTTCGTAATGGTCTCGAAGGGTTGTCACCTGTCCGATATCCCCTACCGAGAGCAAAAGAAATTGGGTCGGGTCCTGCCAATTTACTTTTAATCGAGAAAGTCGCGCACCGGTCAAAGCGCCGTCGGAAATATCATTTTCCGAAAGAGACGCAGCGTCCAACACGCCTTGTATCGCGCCGTTGTCAGACGCAAAACCGAGACGGCTTTCAGCTTCGGATTCCGTCAGGCTAGAGTGTGCCGAATAGACAACACCCTCTATCTCAAACTCGCGGTAATGTTCGGAAAATCCGAAAACCCTCCCGTCTTTTAATTTCAATTTCCACGCCGTGCAGACTGTCGTGACAGAGCTTGAAAGTGAGTTAAATAAATCGGGAGAAAGGTCACGCATAGGGCAGCTCCGCCATAGGAAGACTTCGCATCTGTCCGGCCCCAAAATCCTCTAGGGTCATGTCTAAGAAATCTGTCTCAAATCGAACAACCGTGTCGAAAGAGTAGCCCGCCGTTATCGTCGCCCCGGGAACGGGGGGAGCCGTAAATGTGACGACCCCCGTTAGATAATTTATTGAGAATTCAGACGTCTCTACAACCTGTCCATTCACCGCAATCAGAACCGTATTTTCTACGGGTTTTGTGATCGGACGGCTTAGACCGTCATAGTCTTTGACGAGTTGAAATTCCGATGTCTCGCCGTCACCCTGACCCAGCGTTTGATCGAGGTGTGAGGGTGTTCTCTCTATAGAACAAGAGCGGTTATCAAAGGGGTCTAAAAACCGAAAACTATGTAAACGGCCTTTTCTAGATATAAAAAATTGTATTAATTCAGTTAGTTGTTTATTAGACTTAACCCCTGCGATTGCATCATATTTTCGACGCGGTAAAGCTCGCGGCGCGTTACGATATTCCTGCCCGCTTGACAGTTGCGTAATTTGCGTCGTGAATTCCGGCCCGCCGCTTGCCCCGAAAGCCAGCGAAATCGGGAAGCGGACATCGTGAAAATCCGTCATAATTCTCTCATTTAGTGGATAAGTTTAAAGGAGCTTTTGCCCCTGATTTATGGCGCGGGACAGCCCCGCCGCGAGCTGGGTTTCAGACTTCTGAAACTCTCTTAGCGAGCTCACCCCGGACACATTCATTGTCACATTAACGGGCGGTGATTTCGCAGCGGCCCCTGACCCTGAAACGGATTGAATAACCGAGCTAAAGACAGATTTCAAAGGCTCCGCAATCAGCTCTTGAATCGCTAAACGCGCCAAATCCCGCGAGATCGATTCCGCCATTTCAGAGAAGGAAAACTCTCCCATTCGGGCGGCCCGCTCCAAGGCATTTGAAATGCGATCCCCCGCCTGTTCAAACGCCTGCGCCATGTCGTTGGCGGCGTCGGTAGCCCCTTCAATATCAAAATCAAAAACGGACTGTGCCGTATTATTTGGGTCAGTCATGGGGCGCCTCACTATCTGGAAATTGTTTCTGCAGCGTTTCAAAATCGGAGAGAGACATGGTTGGTTTTTTCGCTTTTTTACAAAGCACCAGCCAGTCAATCACATCCGTTTCCCAGAAAGTGTCGGGCGTAAAACCCATCTGTAAGACGGCCAAACGCAACCAAGTTTCAAAGGGCCATTTAAGAGGATCAGACATTCTCAAACGCCTCCTCTATCATCGCCGCCATCGTCGTCATGGCATCTGCTATTTCTGCTTCACTGACTTTAAAGGCGATGCTGTCTGCCTCCCCCAGGGACAGGCAATCCGGGGAAAGCAGACAGGCCAATATGACCCGCGCGGTGGTGAAGCGCGCGGATCGGTCGGGGCTTTGCAGGCAGCGGGAGAGTGCCTTTGGCCCCGGACACTCCAAACGGCGCGAGAGGACAGCCAGCGCCGCGAGAGTGAATCGAAGAGAATATTTTTGACTGTCCAGCGTGACGGTGCGTTGATGGGGAGTCATAGCGCGCTAAAGACGGGTGCGCCCGCACTCATCAGCGTGATGTCAAATCCGGCTTCGCCTTGATAGCTGCCGGAATAGGACAGGCTCGAAATTAGGAACGCGCCGTCAATTTGGCCAAAACCGGGCAGGAGAAACCGCAAGTCCAAAGCCGTTTGTTCGAAAAAGGCCTGCCGCACTTGCGCCGCGGAGTTTTCATTGCGGAATATCCCCTGCCCTGCCACTTCGGCGGATTTCACGCCGGCATTGGGCAAGAGTTCTTTCCAGCCTTCGGTGGAGTCGCTGTCGGTCACGTCCACGACCCGCGCATTTAGTCGCAGGCTTTTCGTCCGCAATCCGGCCAAGGTGACGTAGCTGTCGTCGTCTTGTTTGAGTTTGACGAGCATATCCCGTCCGCGTTGAGCACTCATACGAGACTCCTTTCTTTAAAAATTAGGGGCATTTATTAAGAGGGAGAGGCGCAAAAGGCCGTGATGGGTGCGCCCGTCCGGCGCGCGCAATACATCCGAATAGAGCACGGTCGCGCTGACCAGGGTATCGGTCGTAAAATGGTCCGACAAAGCGTCCAAATCGGTAATAACCGCTTCGACCTGTTGCAAAATCGATAAGACTTCCGCACGCCCTGTATATCGCGACCAGAGATGCAGGGTCATTTGATGCAGGACCAAAGGGGTTGCGTCCCCGCCCACATCTTCTCGCCGCATGGCGCCGTAGCTGAGGTAAGGGAAAATCGGGTCTTCTGGCGCGGTATCGTAAAGGCGTGGCGGCGAACCGAGCGCGTCCTGTATCGCGGTATTTTGCGACAGGGCGGCATGAACGGCTTTGGCTGTTATATCTAAGCTCATTGCCGTTCCTCCTCACAAATGAGGTGAAGACGCTCAAAGCGCGTATCTGGATCGGACGCCGCA